CTTGCTCGATGACCTCCGGAATTATCTGGAGCGTGGGGCAACGCTTGCGACGGATCCATCTGTCTATCTCCAGCTTCCAAGCCTTATTGGCCTTGCAGAACGCCGCCTTGCGCGTGAGCTGAAGATCCAAGGGACCGTCACTGTCGTCTCGTCGACCATGACTCAGGGGCAGCCGACCTATCCCAAACCCGACCGCTGGCGTGAGACCGTCAGTATGCGTGTCGGAACTGGAACTGGCTATAACACGACGCGAGAAATCTTCCCGCGCTCTTACGAATACATGCGCCAGTATTGGCCTAACCAGACCCAGACGGGCACGCCGCGTTTCTACGCGGATTACGACTATCAGCACTGGTTCTTTGCGCCGACGCCGAGCGATGATTTCCCCTACGAGATCATCTATTACGAGCTTCCGCCGCTTCTGGGCGACGACGTGCAGACCAACTGGTTCACGGAATACGCGCCCAATGCGCTGCTTTATGCGTCTCTGTTAGAGGCCGCTCCGTTCCTCAAGAACGAGGAAATCATTCCCATCTGGCAGGGCTTCTATGACCGTGCCATCGCTGCGCTCAATGGCGAAGACATTCGTCAGATCGTTGATCGCGGCATCATCCGCAGGGAGGACTAAGAGGTGCCATCATTCACCAACACGTTTGGCGGTACAAACGTCTACTCTGCGAACGTCAGTTATCGCGCAGTCGCACTGACTGCCAACGTCACGCTGACGTGGCCGACTGAGCTTGCGACCAATACCAACGTCGTCGCGTCCATCATGGATGTCACGCCGTCTGGCGCTGGCCTCACGATCCGTATGCCGGATGCCTCTCAGGCATCTGTCGGTGAAACTGCCCTGTTCTTCAACGTCGGCGCTTCGTCGTTCACGGTTGCGGACAACAGCGGCAACACGATCCAGACCATTGCTTCGGGCGAAGCGTGGCAGATCTACCTGACCGGCAATGCGACGGTTAACGGTACATGGCGCTCAATCGAATACGGCGCTGGCACGTCCTCGCCGTCTGCGAGCGCGCTGGCTGGCGCTGGCCTCAAGGCGATCACCACGACGCTCAATCAGGCGGCTCCCACGACGCTGCTGTCTGCCGACTATACGCTCACCTCAGTTGACCGCGCTCGCGTGCTGGTCTGGAATGGTGGTGCCGGCACATTCACAATGCCGTCGGCAGTCGCTGCTGGTAACGACTGGTTCTTCGATGCTCGCAACTCCGGCACAGGCGGTCTCACGATTGCACCGGCTGGCGGTGAGCTGATCAACGGTCAGGCGTCGCTGGTCTTCAATCCGGGTGATAGCGCGCGCATCCTCACGGATGGCGTTAATTTCTACACGATTGGCTACGGCCAAAGCTCGACCTTTGCCTTCGACTATGTGTCGATTGACCTGACTGGTCAGCCCAGCCCGTTCACGCTTTCTGGCACCAACCTGAATCGTATTGCTTATCAGTTCAGCGGCGTCCTGACTGCGAACATGCAGATCATCGTGCCGAACACGCTGCAGCAATACTGGGTGCGCAACACGACGACGGGCGCTTATACGCTCACGGTTAAGACTGCAGCTGGCACTGGCGTCAGCGTCGTCCAGAACGGCGCGGCGATCATGTATTGCGACGGCACGAACGTCGTCGAAGCCGATACGAATAACATCAGCACGCCGATCTCCATCTCTCAGGGCGGTACGGGCGCAACAACTGCTGGTTCTGCGCTGATCAATCTGGGCGGCACATCACTCGGTATCGGCGTGTTTACCGCCATTAACGCGGCTGTGGCGCGTGCATCTCTAGGCGCTGCCGCCTCTGGCGCGAACAACGACATCACGTCACTGAACGCCCTCACAACGCCGATCAGCGTCTCTCAGGGTGGCACCGGGCAGACGAGCTACACAAACGGCCAGTTGCTTATCGGGAACAGCACCGGCAACACGCTGACGAAAACCACGCTGACAGCTGGCACGGGCATCAATATCACAAATGGCCCGGGTTCAATCACGATTGCCGGCACTGGCCCTGATACGTTTCCGGGCGCTGGCATTGCCTACTCCACAGGCACTGCGTGGGGTACGTCTTACGGCACCAGCGGCAGCGGCACGACGATTGCCCTGACGGCTAATCCTGCGTTCACGGGCGTTCCGACTGCTCCGACAGCTACTGCTGGCACGAACACCACACAGATCGCGACGACTGCATTCGTGGTCGGCACAGCGTTCTCCGCCGCCCTTCCGGGCCAGACTGGTAACGCTGGCAAGTTCGTTACCACTGACGGCACGACTGCGAGCTGGTCTTACGTTCCGCTCACATCCGGTGTGTCAGGGATCCTGCCTGTTGCCAATGGTGGTACGGGCGCTTCATCGCTGACCGCAAATAACGTCCTTCTCGGAAATGGAACTAGCGCTCTCCAAGAAGTCGCACCGGGAACGGCTGGCAACATTCTCCAGTCGAACGGCACGACGTGGGTATCTACCACGCCCGGGCCGTCTGGAGCCACGCTCAGCAACGATACGACGACGAACGCCACGCGGTACCCGATCTTCGCCGATGCCACGTCTGGGGCCGCTATCACGGTCTATACCAGCAGCCCGAACTATACGTTTAATCCGCTGACGGGTAATTTGGCCGCGAAGACCATGAACGCAGTGAACAGCTTTTTCCTTAGCGACAGCACGCTGATTGAAAGCTATACTGTAACAGCAGCAAAGAACGCCATGTCGATTGGACCGCTCACTGTTCCTTCAGGCATGTCGGTTACAGTTTCTTCAGGTGCAAGATGGGTGGTGATCTAAGATGAGTACGATTACATCAGGCACTACAGCTGGTCAGGCAATCGCCGTCGCAGGCGATACGTCCGGCGATCTGGTCTTTACAGTCAATAACACGACGGTTTCCGTCACGTTCAGCGCGACTGGTGCCGTCGGCTTCGGGCCATCTGCAAGCTATGGGACTGCTGGTCAGTTCCTGACCTCGAACGGATCTGGTGCGGCTCCCACATGGACGACACTTGTCAGTGGCGCAGAATCGTTTGTATTGTTTGTAAATGGCGGTAACACAATGCCGGGCGATCCGCAGTCGGCGTTAGGGATTATCTAAGGAACGGAACATGGCTACTTCTGCTCAATACGCTTCGACTCCAGTCTTCGGATCAGCAACGCTGACGACGGCTGATACGTCGCTCACGGCACCAACCACTGTCGGCACGGTCCTGTCGGCTGGCGCATCTGGCACGCGCATCGATTACATCGACATTCAGGGTGTGGCGACGACGGTGTCGGGTATCATTAACTTGTTTGTTTATGATGGCACGAACTACATCCTGTGGCAGCAGGTTCCCGTACAGGCTGTGACGAGCAGCACGACTGCTCCGGCTTTCACGGTAGCCCTCTCCAGCAACGGCAACGCGAATATCTTGCCGCTCACGCTGCCGACTGGCTATTCGCTTCGCGCAACCACAAGCGTCGCTCAGACTGGCGTTCGCGTAACTGCATACGGAGGTAACTTCTAATGAACCGTGGCACTTACGGATTTCCGCTTCCGCCTAATTATGCGACTCGCGTTGCTCCTGCGACGTGGTCACGCAGCCGTGCATTCACGACTGCTGGTGCGTTTACGTTCACCGTTCCACTGAACGTCTACCAGCTGTACTTCATGTGTGCTGGCGCTGGTGGCGGTGGTGGCGGCGGCGGTGGTTCAGGCGCAAGCAATGTTGGCGGCTCCGGGGGCGGAGGCGGCGGTTTCGCTGAAGGCATTATTGACGTTGTACCCGGTCAGGTAATCACCGGGACAATCGGCACAGGTGGTTCTGGCGGGACATATAATGCGACAGCGGCATCTGCGACGAATGGCGCAGCAGGTGGCACAACCTCTATTGGAACGATTGTAAGCTGCACAGGGGGTAATGGCGGTAATCGCGGAACTGGCAACACAACGACTGTAGCAGCAGCCACTGGCGGAACTGCAACGGCATCGGCAACCATTCGACAGCTGTTTACTCTTACCGGTGGATCTAGCGGATCTTTAACTCTCTCTGGCGGATCTTCAGGCAATCAGGGTGGCTCTGGTGGCGGCGGCATCAACGGCAACGGCGGCTCAATCACCAATGCTGGAACCGGCGGATATAATTATTGCGGATCTGGGGGAGGTGGTTTTTATGGAACCGGCGGCGCGCTTAACAACCAAACTACCTCTAATAATCTTGGCGGTGCTGGCGGCGGCGGTTTTTATGGAGCTGGCGGATCGGTTATTTTAACCGCTAGCGCTGCGAACAACGCAGGCGCTGGTGGGGGCGGGTTTTATGGCGCTGGTGGCAATTCAGGTGTTGTCAATACTGCCAATATTAATGCTGCTGGTGGCGGAGGCGGTGGATCTG